TGGTTACCATAAAGAATATGGTGAGTTCTTTGTTAACGCCGAATATATCGCTTATCGATATAGTGGAGAAATAGGTACTAACTTTGACGAAAGAATATTTCAAGTTGGATATAACTTCTTTACTTATGGAAAAGCTATGGCTGTAGAAGATGATCAGTTAGAATACGAATGGTACAACTTAGATTTGCCGTTTATTACATGGGCTGATGTATCATTGAATTATGGTGAATGGGAAGATGGTGTTAAAAACAAAAGTCTTCGAATTGATTGGCCTTTAACGGACAACTTAACTGTTGGCCTAATGGCTATGGATACTGTTGATGACGATGGTGTATCATTTAGTGATGCTGTTTCGTTTAATATACAAGCTACTTTTTAAGAGTATATACTATTATGGCCGGGAGACTATTCGACAAACTTGAACAAGAAGCGTTCAGAGCGGGAATCGCTGCTAGAACAAAAGCTTCAATGGCTTGGTTTAAAGCCAATGTACAAAATAGAAATGTCTCTCGCGCCTCTTTAATTGGAGATGGTCCCACACGAGCTGGTACTGTAATGGGGAGTATGTATAACTTCCAGTATGATCCAAAGACAAAAAAACAATTACCATATTATGATAGGTTTCCGTTATGTATTCCTGTTCAAAAAGCCAAAGGTGGTTTTTACGGACTTAATTTACATTACTTACACCCTTTAGTTAGGGCCCAATTTTTAGATTCATTATACGACATAACAAATAATAAAAAGTATGATAGAACAACAAGAATGAAAGTTACATACAGTATGTTGAAAGCTACAGCAAAATTAAAATTCTTTAAACCGTGTTTAAAACATTATTTAAGTAGTAACATACAATCACCTTTCTTATTAATAGAACCAGCCGATTGGGAAATCGCAATCTTCTTACCAACAGAATCATTTAAAAAAGTGGGTAAAGAGACAGTATGGGCTGAAAGCAGGAATAAATTCTAATGAACATAAACAGATGGATGCAACAAGTTGACTCAATGGCTCGAAAAGATAGATTCAGTTGTGAACTTAGAGGTCCAGCTAATATTCGAAGTAGAGGTCTTAGATGTACAGCTGTATCAACACCAAGTAAATCTATGGAAGTAGAACGACATGGGTTCGGTGGTGCTATGCCAACAAGAGCTTATATTAAAGGTATAACATACGAAAATGATATTACATTTTCTTTCATGTTAGATTCGACTATGGAAGATAAACAAATGTTTGAACTCTGGCAGAGTTATATGTATGACGAACTATATAATCTACAATATCCTGATGATTATCATGGTCAAGTAATTATATCACAATTAGGAGTAGACAATCAACCTATATATTCAGTAGAATTACATGAAGCCTTTCCGACTGTAGTTGGAGGAGTATCTTTCACAGCTGAAGCTACTGAAATACAAAAATTTGATGTAACTTTTGCCTACCGAACTTGGTCTTCATCATTCCAAAACTCACCTAGCGGATTACTAGGTGGATTATTTAATAAGAAAATGAGAAAGATAACTTCTAAATTAGATAAGAAAATAAACAAGAAATTGTTCGGATAATCCGACTAAATAGTTATATAATATTATGAGGAAATAAATTATGGCGTTACCAAAACTTGAAACACCCAAACACAAATGTGTGTTACCTTCATCAGGAGAAACAGTTAATTACAGACCGTTTCTAGTTGGAGAACAGAAGGTGTTATTAGTAGCACAAGAATCAGAAGACACTAGTGAACAGATTGGTGAAATGATTCGATTGATAGATATATGTTGTGATGATATAGTAGCTGATGAATTAGCGACTATTGATTTAGAGTATTTATTTTTACAATTAAGAATTAAATCAGTTGGTGAAACAGCTGATGTACAGATGGAATGTACGAAGTGTCGAGACGAAAACAAAGTCACAGTACACTTAGACCAAACCACTATAGAAGAACCAGAAGAAGTAATTGACAATATAGTCAAAATTACTGATTCTATTAGTATTGATTTAAATATACCGAGTTACAAAATTGTTAATTCAGTAAACTTAAACAATTCAGAAGACCCGAAAGTAATTTTTGAAGTTGTAGCGAAATGTATTAATACAGTTATTGACGGAGATGAGATTCATACTAGAGATGATTTCACCGATAAAGAATTAATGAGTTTCTTAGATAGCATGTCACTAGATATGTTTGAAAACATTCAAGCGTTCTTTATTAATGTTAAAAAATTGAAAATTAACGGAAGTTATGAATGTCCTGAGTGTAAAGAATCTAATTCGTATGAATTAGTGGGAATCGGAAATTTTTTCGGTTAGCCCTCTCTCACGACAGCCTTTATAATTTAATACATACAAACTTCGGTTTGATGCAACATCATAAGTACAGTTTAACAGAACTGAACGATATGATACCTTGGGAGAGGGAAGTATATGTTCAACTTCTAATGAAACATTTAGAAGAAGAAGAAAACAGACAAAAGGCCGCAGAGGCTAAAGCGAGGAGATAGAGATGGCAGAACAAGATAGATTTCAAGGTGACATGAGTCGCAACGAAGTAGAAATAGACTTAAAGAAATTTATGGCTATGGTCACCGAAATCGGTGAATTGAAACAAGAGATATTCGAACTAACGAATGATGATAGAAAGAACCCGTGGCAGAAGTGGGTATTCGCAGCTAAGACAATAGACGCATGGAGAATTATACCAAGATTCTTTTTAGGTATCTATATGTACTTACTATACTACTCGACATTCTGGTTTATGGATTTAGCAGAACCTTCACTCGAACAATCAGGATTGATTTCAATTCTAGTTGGAGCCGGAGCTGCTTGGTTTGGTCTATACACTTCAAGTGCAGCTAAAGAACACGGTGACACTAACCCCAACTAGGAATAACTAATGGCAGAAGCTACAATAGGCGGTTCAATACTCTCAAAGATTCAAGCAGAAGCTTATAAGAGTAAAGAGGCTGGTGAGCATCATGAAAGTTTATCTCAAAAATTATCAGGTATGCTCATGGGTACTGATGATATGAAGACAGCTTTTGTTAAGGCTGCTGAAGATGAAGCTGCTGCCCAAATAGAAAAAAGTAAAAAAGACGAATCTGAAGCTAAGGTCAAAGAAGCTAATGATGAGATAGCCGCTAAACAACGAATACAAGCAATGTCTAATTTTGAACAATTAGGAAATGTTTTAAAAACTAATGCTAATAAACTAGGAAGTGCTCTTAAAGAAGACTTCAATCAACTTACTGCTGGCTTCCAAATGCTAGCATCAACACCAGGTATGCGATCTATTATAGCTCTTATTACAGCTATTGGTTCTACTCTCGGTAGTTTACTACTAATCAATATTAAGAATAGTGGTATATTAGGTAAGACAATCAGTGGTTTGATTGGTCAAGATAAAGACGGTAAATTTGATGCTGGACAAACTATAAAGAATGTTAAAGACAAGTTTAATCCAATGACTCCATGGAACAAAGACAAGAAAGTTAAAACAAAAAAAGATGGTAGTAAAGATATGAGGTTTAATGAGAATCAACCTCTCTTAACAAAGATGAATAAAAGTTTTAAGAAAGGTCTGACAAGTATGGGTAAATCTTTAAACAAACTAGTTCCTCCAGGAATCATGGATGGTTTTAAGAAAAGTATGAATGGTCTGGGTAAATCTTTATCTAAACTGGTTCCTACTAAAATGTTAAATGGAGTAAAAAAAGGAGCAGCTGCTTTAGGTAATGGAATTAAAGCCATCGGTAAAGGATTCTTAAACATTGGTAAAAAACTTATTATGGGTGCTATAAGAATGGGTATTTCAGCTGCAATTTTAGTCGCCGGTATGTTAGCAACAGCTGCTAGTGTTTTGATATCAGGTATTATCATGCTTGCTCCAGCAATACTAATCGGTATAGCTGTAGCAGCTCTAATATTTGGAGTGATGTACTTAAGAGATAAGTTCATAGAAAACAAAGATATGATCATGGCCAGATGGGAAGTGATTAAAGAAGGTTTTGCGATAGCTTTAGATGGATTAGTCTTATGGAAAGATAAAGCTGTAACATTTATTAGTAATACATTTAAGAAAATATCTTTAGGAATACAAAATATGATGGTGTCTATATTAGAAGGAATTGAAGGAGCTATTAATTGGGTAATCGGTGGAATTAACAAGTCTTTAGGTTGGGCTGGAGTAGACCTTGATGAAGTAGATATTGGAGCTTCAGGAATGAGAGCGAGCTTTGATGAAGATAAAGAAGCCTTTGAAGTTGAGAAACAAAGTCAAGCAGATGAATTCGCTAAAAGACAAAGTGATTTAGATGATAGAAAAACAAACAACACAATGGAAAGAGGTATGCAGATAGTTCAATCAAATAATACTGTTAATGAAGGGACTAGTCAAACCAATGTTAGTCCGTCAGGAACTAGTCCGTTAGATACGAATGCTTCGAATATGGCGTTAGCCCAATAGTAAAAAGTGTAAAAACTGGCCCCTCTGTCCCGCCGTTTAAACCGATATCACCTGCCGCTTAGATATCTTTCCTCATTGAATGTCAAGAATCCCCATTCTTAACCGTCCCACTAACTCTGAAATTGAGTTAATACATACTCTGACACGAAGAGCATTCCCATATACTTGATTAAGTTATAGTATTTATAACTTTCTTATTGGTCGTTAGCAAGTTTTTCAAAATAACTAATAGTTGTATCACTACTGTCTCCTGAATTACTTACTGGTGTTGGGTTATCAGCCCAAGGTGTCGATTTAGCTGTCGCTGAAGAAGCTGATGTATTATCATCTGCTATAGTCTCAGCTGTCGCTGTAGATACTTCTACACCACCCAACCCTAGAGCTCGATCTAATTGAGCTTTCAGATCATCATAAGATTTGAATTGATCTGGTGCTATTAGTTCTGCTAAAGAATGTTGTTTGTTATAGAGTGTTTCTAGTTCAGAATCATCTTCTGAGATAGGAGCAGGATTCGAAAACTCTGATTTATCATAGTTCCAATATCCATCTACTTTTCTAACTTTAAGTTTAAAGTCAGCGCCTTCCCACATATCAAATGGGTTGACAGGTTTCTCATCTTCAAACTGAGGTGCCATTGAATCTCTAACTTTCTCAAAGATTTTTTTACCAAAACGATAAAGCATTACTTTACCTTCGTTTTCAGGGTGAGTCGGATCAGACATAACAAGAACATTCGCTACATAATGTAGTCTTCGTTTTTGTTTTCTCGCTTGATCCTTTTGGGCTTCATCACCACTATTCCATAGAGTAGTATTATACTCTGAAATAGGACAATCGTTTCCTAGAGTTGTTAAAGATTTCTCAATTAACCAACCACCAGGTCCTTGAAAACCATGATCCCAATATTGGACCCATGGAAGTTCTTCTCCATTAGCTGCTGGTAAGAAACGAAGTACTGCATACCCATTACCAGATTTATCTAGTTCAGGTTTCCAGAATCTATCGTCTCCGTAAGATTTCTTTTCCGAGGTTTCGGCCTCTAGTGCGGTTTGTAGTTTATCGAAGCCACCGCGACTTCTCTTTAATTCATTAAATGACATTTTATTCTCCTTGTATATTTAATTTTATTATTTTATTATTGTATCCACATTATTCATTATGTAAAACTATTATATTCTAAAGGCTTTTTATTTCCTTCATAGTATATAGTATAACTGACATCTTTAAAACTGTCAATCACCTTTTTTATCTGTGCCTCTTGAGTTCCTAATAAGGAGTTAGGATCCGTAGTACCAACCCTTAGACGAGATGTTTCCATCTCTCTATTGTAGGCATTAGTACCAGCATAGATATTCTGATAAGTATCTTCTTGAAAATTCCAAATTGAATCGAAACCAACAAGACACACCTCATCAAAACCCATTATAGAAGCCTGAGCCATAGCTTGACTTCCGGCAAAGAAGTTGACACTAAATCTAGGGTCTTCTTCTGTACCTTTCATATTCTGTATTTGCCATTTAGAGTTTACTCCAATGACATGAACTTCCATGATTTTTGATATATCATCTTCAAGTCCAAATATCCAGACATTATCATGTCTGTCTATATCTGATTCTTTAATAGTAAACTTCGGGTCGAATCCACTTAGAATCATATCTTTATATTCTTTCGGAACAGGATCAAAGTCTGGAAAGATACATTGATATTCTTCCGGATAATCCGATTCACAAATTTCTTTTATGATAGTTGAGTCACCTGATACTAAGTAGTCAGCTGGGTAATCTCTGTATAGAGCATTACAACCGAATGTAGTACCTTCTAAAGTATCTAAGTCTAATCCTTTTCTACTAGGACCGTTACCTATAATGTACGCGGTATCCATATCTCTCTCATCATAATTCTAATCTTTTGTTGTTCAT